CACAATGACGCCCCCACAATCATAGCCGTTGTCTTGCCTATGCCACTCGTTCCGTGGAGATGAAGTGTCGCGCAGTGAAACGGGGAGTCCTGCATAAGCACAGAGCCGAACGCGGTGCCCACTACGTATTGGTGCAGTTCAAAGTTTTCGCGGTTGTAGAAGTCCATGTTCTTACGCCACTGCTCCATAGTCCCCTTCGGTTCAAAAGCAGGGAACAGCGATAGCGTCTGAGACGAAGGTGGATTGAAGTCTACGTCGTTCTCAAGGATATGTTGGTTGCCTAGTATGAAGGAGTCAAAACCCGTTCCGACCCAACCAAACTGTTTATGCGCTTCATCGGCTTCGCTCTTTGACTGCAATTCGTTCACCCAATCCAGCGTATATTTCATCAACTCATCCACCCGTGGAACAGCGACACCCTGCATGGACATCTGCTTGCGGAACTCGTCCCTCGACGTTACCGAAGTAAGCGGAATTGTAAACTCGCGAACACCGTCCTTCGGTAGATGCAACCGCATCAAAATAGACTCACCAACTTCGGGGTCACTGATACGCTTCACCACATATAGATCATTATGGTATACGGGTATCTCGTCCACCGTACCGTCTGGCTCTGTCTTGCGTACATATACACCGCCGTTCGCCCCACGGAAATACGGAGTCGGGTACGTTGGTATAGTGTAAGTCTTCAGGGGGTTGTTAGGCAGAGTGGCCGAATTTGCCTCTACGACAATCTCTTCTTCCTCTGTTGCCTCACGTATCTTCTGCCCCAGCACAATCGGCGATTTGATCTTCCCCCAGTGCGGACATCCCGTGCAGACACCCGGAGCGTACTCGTCAAACCTAGCGCAGCGGTACGGCCCCTTAATTAAATCCAGCTTTTTAACGGTTTCAATCGGGGTGTATTGCGGGTGGTTCTTGGACATACGGTGCGCCGCTTTATCACCGTCCTCGCAGAACTTTGCGATAGATAGTCCCGCCCTCCACAGTGGCTCTGGAACCTCTGCCTGTTTCTTCATGATCGAAGCAAGCTGGGCACACCCCGCGCCACGGCGTGTTTTATTTAAGATGTCTAGGAACACGCTGGTCTTGTTACCAATAAGCGCGTCCATGACCGCACTTGCACCTGCCGGGACGTACTTAGTCGGCGGCGGCATCATGTCCATGCCGAGGGTATTCGAGAACACCTCAAGGCTGACTGCGTCCGGCACGTTCATGCCGATCTGCTTTACTAGGGGCGGGGGGCTATCCTTGTGGTTACGCGTACCGGGGACACGAAGAACGCGCGCTGCGTCGGCAGTTACTGCTGGGTCTGCTAATAAGTTATGCGTAGCGCATAGAGCCTTGAGCTTCTCAGCAACAGGTAGCCAATCGTCGTATGTTATAGGTTCATCAAGGAACCAGTAAGCATGGACGCCCCGACCGGAATCCATAATAAAAGGTTTCGGCAGCTTGGTGGCCGAACAAAACATACGTAGCGCATCAAGCGCCTCACTCTGGTTTGGGTAGTCTTTGCTTGGCCCACAATCCAGATCAAGGAAGAACGCCTTGAGTTCTTTTACATTAGCTACCTTACGAGAGTTATCTTCTTCAAAAGTAGCAAGTGCGAAATATGCGTCAAAACCATCGGCATCTAATCTCTGTGCCGAGTCTATTACGGCGCTTATGGAGGTGTAGAACTTCTGTGTCCGCTTGTTCTCTGTGCTTTTTGCAGCGAATACGCAGTAGTAGCCATTCTCCGATAGCGCCTTCTCCAAGAACACTCTTGGTTCCATTATTATCTCCCGAGAAGGTGCCGCGACCGGAGACCACCCGGATCATTCACAAACGAATGGAGAACAAACCGGTCGCGGCTATGCTACAGTATAAACTTAGGTCTTAGTCCTCGTCGTCCCAAGCGTCCACTATAGCATCTAGTTCGGGGTCTTCACCACCGGAAGCGTCGTCCGACTTCTTAGCCACTTTCTTCGGCTCTTCCGGCTCTTCCTCTTCAACCTTGGCTTTCTTAGCCTTCTTTGGTTTTGGCTCCGGCTTTGTTAGTGCAGCACTAACATCTTCCTCTCCCTTGGGTTTGGATACCGAGAAAGTGATAGCCCGTTCTGTATCGGGGTGCTCCAGAAGCGCCGCAACCTGTTTCAACTCAGCCTCCTCCAGAGGACGAACCGGCTTGAAGAGCAGCTTCGGTACATCGCTGTCATCATCGAAATACATCTCTGTGACAACCGCAATCGGCGGGGTGTTGTGTGCGTTAAGGAACCGTGCGTAGGCTTGCATCGGCATCTTTCCGTCATCACCCCTACCAAACACGCTCGTTGCCGGAAGCTGCAACTGGTAAACCTTATCCAACTGGCCCTCTAACGCCACAGCGAGACGCTGCTGGAACCGGCAAGCCCGACTTTCACCCTGTCCAGACCCCTTAACATTCATGGGGCAATCCATGCAGCGGGGGGCCATACGTTGATCCTCCGGCACATCAGGCGACGGCACGTTGGTATCCGCCGACCAGCAATGCGGTGCGGAAGGATTATCGGGGCTATATGTGCCCTCGTAGTAAGTACGCGAGAGGGGCGCTGCGTTGACGATGACAACATTCATGCTGTCGGACTTGCTAACACGCATCTCCTCGCTGCCAACAAGTTCACGGAACCGTTTACCGCGAACACTAATACGGCGCATACCTCCGCCGGAACCCCCGAGTAGGTTGTTACCAGCGTTCTGCAATGACTTGAACAGGTCACTGGATACGAGGGAGTTGCCTTCAAAGATAGATAGTTCAGACATATTTTGTTCTCCTAAATGTCTTCGTCTAGGTTGTTATCGGTCGTAACGTCATTCCCTACGTTGTCGGCCTCCACGTAGGGAACTTCTCCCTCGGCTTCCTCCGGCCCGCGCAGGGCATCGACTACCGCGTCTACGTTGAAGCGGTATGTAGTTCCTACCTTGATGTAGGTGCTTGGCGGGATTTCCCCCTTCCGCACCCAACCACGAACTGTGGCTGGCGACACGTGCAAACACTTTGCAACATCGTCAATGGGGACGTACTCATTACTCATCTGTTTCTCCTGATAGATAAAGTATACTCAGACTGCACGTTAAGCCCCGGCGGGAGTAGTTCCGGGTTCTCTTCCAAAAACTCCTTGACAGCACTTTGGTTAAGCCGCTTCTCAAGGAACTCAGGCGCTTCATGCTCAAGGATAAACTTGTGCATCGACTCCCAGTCGCTCGTCCAGTATCGGCGCTTCTGGCTACGGTAAAACACACCAGCATCAGTCCCGACGCTGTTTATGTTGTTGTCTTTGAGGTACTCAAGGAGCGCCGCTTTTATCTTGTCCTGCTGGTCTTTGAGTTCCTCATCCTTCTTCTTGAACTCAGAAGAGAGGTCAGTTCGTTTTGAGCGTATCTTTATGTACGTCTCAGTTAGCTTGTTTAGGGTATCTTCTTCCACTTCGTAGTTCTCCGTTTTGTTGTGGATAGCGGAAGATAGTTGAGTATGGAGGGTTAGTCAAGCAATTCGTTATATAAATCTATAACTTTTGAGTGAACGTCGATTCTATCGTCCAACAACCTATAAACATGTTGTTCTACGGGGGAGCCGTGAAGCTGAATCACGGTGCATTTATTATTCTGCCCCGAACGATGCACTCGGGCGTTGGCTTGGGAGTAGGTCTCCAATGAACTCGTAGGTGCCCACCACACCACTGTGTCAGCGGCTGTTAACGTAACACCATGTGATGCGGCAGCAGGTTGGATAACTAAGACCTTTGGGTCGTCCTGCTCTTGGAAACGCTTAAAAATGTCAGTGCGCTTGGTGGCAGTCACATCGCCTTGGATTATCTCGTTGGTAACGCCGTCTGACGCCAACTGTTCCGATAGTATGCCTATGGCGTGGCGGAAGGGGACAAACACAAGCACCTTGCCGCTAGCCTCTCGTATGGTCTCCATAAGAACTTTGTACCGGTTCTTGATGTCGAACTGCAAAGCATCACCGTCGTCGGTGTAGACCGCACCAGCCGATATCTGTAGCAGCTTATTCATGTTCACGGCTGCGTTAACGGCGGTAACTTCCTCACCAGCCGCTTGCATAACCATCTGATCCTTAAGCTGTTTGTAGTACTTACGCTGCTGCGGAGTCAGTTCGACTTTTCTCTTTGTGTAAACAATAGGCGGCAGGTCTAGGCACTCGTCCTTTGTGAACCGAATAGCTGGGCGTAGCGCGTTGAACACAGTCTCTGTAGCATTATCTTTGACGGCCCATTTGAACCGGGTGACCTTATACATAACTTGGTCGCGGAAGGAGCCGAAGAAACGCGGGACGCCGCGTGGGTTGACGAGTTTAGCTAGGCCATACGCATCAAGGGGGCTTTGCGCTGCCGGTGTGCCGGTCATCATCCAAAGCCAAGTGTCGTCTCCCACCAGCTTGTTGAGCGCCTTCCACCGTTTAGTCTGCGCGTTCTTGTAGTGCGTGGCTTCGTCTACGATGATGAGGTCGAAACCCCCTGCCGCAATGTCGTCGGCTACAATCTCCACACCGTCATAATTTATTACAACGTAGTCAGCACCGTTGGCTAGGATCTTGCGGCGTTTGTCGGGGGAACCGTAGGCCACATCAACACTTCTGTGCATGGCAAATGTAAAGAGGTCCGTTCGCCAAGCCGAGTCCATGATCGACAACGGACATATAATAAGCACACGGTTCACGGCCCCTTGCTCAAGCAGGAAGTCAGACGCCCAAATGGCGCTGGCAGTTTTACCTGTACCCTGCTCGTTGAAGCAGAACGCCTTACGGTGCTTTGTCAGGAACGCCGCCGTAGACTTTTGATGGTCGAAGGGCGTGTATTTCCCCGGCCATCCGTACTTCCCTTCGATGGGAGACGGCGCGTCTATGTTCATACTTTTTAGAGTGATTGCTTCTTCTACGCCCCAGTTAACCAGCACCTTGTTCCTACCAACGATTTTACTCTTGGCGATGGTGTTAGTTACTTTTCCGGGGTTCCGCAGGTTTAGAAGTATTGCTTTATCGTTGATAACCCGCACTTAAGTTCTCCTTTGGGGTGTTATTTCTTCCGCTTACCTTTACTCAGTGCGCCTCCCGCAGCGCGGTTTCGTTTACGGCTCTGGACGGTTACTCCGTCCTTGTTGCTGCCGCCACGTGAGAGGGGCTTCTTATGCGCGATATCCTTACCCTCACGCTTATCGGCTTTGCCGTTCTTGTTGGCATCTTTACCTGTCTTATCCATCTTACGGCGTGCCCGCTGCCGTTCCATGCGAGCGCCGTGTTCTCCACGGGCCTTCTGCTGCTTGTATTCCTTTTTGTAGGGGCGTGGTTTCTTCGTGTAGGGCATCAGTTTCTCCCATTGTGAGGGCAATCCAGAACCGCGCAGTGCTGACGACACAACCCGCTCGGCCTAGCGTTCCAAGTATCCGTCTCCAAAGCCTTCTCCATCCTAGCGTAGTCGGCTAACCACTTCTTCCACAGTATAGGAGCCGCCGTGCTGTCGTAGCTGTCCTTGATGAGAGCCTTGGCGATAACAAATAATAGACCTGCCTTGACCTTCTTTATCTCGGGGAAGTGTTTGAACGTGGCGAGTGCCATCAACTCAAGCTGCCCCTTATCAGCATACCTAGCTGACTTACCTGTCTTGTAGTCTACCACCCAAGCAGTATCACCGTCTAGTATGATTAGGTCCGCAATGCCACGAAACCACACGTTTTCGTCAAAGAAGCCGCAGGGTTCTAGGTCTTCGGTGAGTCCTAACTTGTACTCACACAGCTTCTTACCGGGCTTGTTCTTCAGGCTAGTCAGCGCGGCCTCGGCGTACTTAAACTTCTCGGGGATGGGGGTGTCGTCCTTGACAAAGTTCTCAGCAGCTTCGTGGAACAGGGTTCCGTACAACATCGCCTCGGTCTCTTTTTCGATGTAATCCTTGGCAACCTTCATATGGTAAAACTGCTTCGGACACTGCTCAAAGGCTTTA